ACGCTTTCTCCGACGGCGATTGTCGTTTTGTCCGCCTCAACGCTGACGATTCGCGGGCGCTGTGCCTCAAGCGCTGATACATCATCCTTCCACGCTGCGTATAGCTTGCTATAATTTTGCGCGGCGGTGTTTGAGCGATACGCACCCATTTGCAGCAGTTCCAGCAGCAACAATTTTTCCTCATCCGTGATGTACTTTCCCAGAAACTGCTGCGCTGCGGATGTTGCGCTTTCTGCCGCTGCATTCGCGCTTGCCGCTGCGTTTTTGCAGTCTTCAACCTTTGCAAGCACCGTCGTAATGTCGGGGATGACGTTATCCGGGTCGTACACTGTCCCTGTTGCCCCTGCCGCGACGCGCCCCTCAAGCCACAAGATAGCCGTCGTGTCCTCACCGACCGTCGCCGTAACCATCAGGCGGAAACGCCCCACAACCGCGTAACAAGCGGCGGAAAGCATCACGGATGCCACGCCGTCGCTAACCGTGCCTTGGAGAAGAATCGTCGGGTTTTCGTCCGTGCTTGCGACGCTGTCCAGCCTGATAAAGCTGCCTACAATCGTTGCGCCCGAATCCATGCTGTACGGCGCGCCGTCCTTCTCAAACGCGATTTTCAGCGTGTGGGCGTTTGCTTCGCCTTGCACGAGCGCCGCTTTAAGCGGTGTCATCCGCAACCCGGCAGACAGGTTGCAAGTGTAATTTAACTCATTCATGCTTCCTCCTTATTCCGTTCCGGCGGAAATAAGTCCACTCTTGCCGCCCAGCGCCTCGATGATGCCGCTGACGCTCTTGCCATCCGTTGACATGGTGACTTGTACCTTCTGCGGCTCAAGCAGCACGTTGTCCGCGTTGAGCGTGAGAATGCGCTCATCATAGCAGCGCCCGAATTTAGGCATTGCAACACGGCAGATGCTCCCCAGCCGGAAATGGTCATACGGCAAACCTGTTATGGCGGAAAGTTCCACAAGGGAAACGTCGATGGAAATCGGCGGTGTTTTCTTTTTCGCCAGTTCCTTCTTTGCGTTTTCCAACAGCGTCTCTTTGTCCGTGATGCTGTTATCCGAGTATTTGCCGCACACGATGCCCCACTCGTCGATGGTGTCCGCGTCGATGTAGTCCTTGCCATCGTTTACAGTGCCAACGGTGATGCCGTTTTTGCCGTATGCGTACATCCGGGTCACAAGGTCGTCGCGGTCGGTGCTGACCGTTGCGCTGGTTAGCGCGCCGTTAAAACGCGCTTCACATGAGACGGTATTTGGCATATTAACGAGGTTGAGCGTCCACGGATGGGTGGAAAAGTCGTACTGCCACATCATTTCAGCGGGCGACAAGTCCTTGACGTTGTTGATTGCTGTCCAGATGTTTGTTCCCGCGTCGAAATCGTATGTGAGGTGTTGCGATAATTCGCACGTCCCCATCTGCCAGCGTGTTTCCGGCTGGTAGGTGAGAAGCTGCGCCAGAACATCAACCGCGTCAACGGATGCACTGCCTATTTTTAGCTGCTCCGGGAGAAGCCCGTCCATCAGCGTGGAAATGGCATGGTCAAGGTTTACTTCCTGCGTTGCGTAATTTCTGTATGTCTGCGTGTCCGAGCGCAATCGGAAGATGCCGACGCTGCCGCCGATGTGGTACAACTCCACAAACTGCGTTGCGTCCATCCATGTGCCGTCCACGAGCGTCATGCTTGCGGTGGAGATGTCGTCGATTGTCAGCGACAAAGATAGCGAAGAAGGGCGCAAGCGCTTGATTTCCCGCAGATTTTTGTCCAAAAGGCGCGGCAAACGGACGTTGTTGGTGTATGCTTTGCTTGCGTCTGGGTCGGGGATGCTGCCGGAAACGTAGTCGATTGTTAGGTAGATGTCGCGGACGTCTACGTTAAAAGTCCGTTCCTTTGTATCCATGTAAACTTTATCCCGATGCTGGAAAGATAGCGTTACAGTAAGCGACGCAGTGCTTGCGCCATCAGGAAGCGTCACCGTTGCAAATCCGGCTTCGTCAACGTGGATGTCGTTCACGTCCTGCTTTTGTTGATTGCCCCAAAGGTCGCGCCGAAAATCTGCGTGTACTCGTGCGGAGGTGATTACTGCGTCGGCTGGAAGAACAACCGGAAAAGTGACCTTTGTTCTCCCGATTGTTGGATAGCCGACTTCCATCTGCCAACCAGTGGGATTTTCCACATCAGGGTTTACCTCAAGACGGCATTTTATTTTGGACGTTAGGGTTACTTCCTGCGGTATGCCATATGCTTTGTAGTTAATATTTCCGCCCCCTCGCAGTGACCGTCAGCGACAAAAGTCCGTCGCCGCTAAACGACACCTTGTTGATTCCGGGCTTTAGCGTGATTTCGTCGGCAGACTGTCCGTTTCGGTTGCCCATTGCGGATTGCCCTGCCGCCGTGATTTGCTGGATTCCGTTATCGTCGTGTTTTATGCGGATTTCCTCGCCTGTTTTCACGCTGATGTTCGTCAGCGAGATTTTTTCGCTGCCGCAACTGATTGCAACGTTTGTCAGCGGGTCGATTGCCACAAAAACAGCTTCCAGCGGACACGCCACGTCCCCGCGATTGTAAACCGTCAGGATGCCACTTTTGCTTGCTTCAACTGTTTCCATTTTGGAAACAGTTGCTTCCTCCCACCATGGACGCTGATATGCCGTCAGCTTGATTTCCAGCGTGTCCGTCCACTTGAGCGCGGAAACACTCGCCGCCTCGATGCTGTCGATGTACAACCGCTGTCCCGGACGATATGACGTGTGCAGATACTGCCCACCGCTGCCCCAGCGCATGATTTTACTGAGGACAAGCTGCCTGTGGATGGTGTTTGCTTCGTGGATTTCCACGGCGATTGTTACCGTGATGGACTGCCGAAGCTGCCCGGTGAGGAACATTCCCCCGCCGGGGCGTGCTTCGGTTGTTACGGCTTCTTGTGGCGCGTCCTCCGAAATGTCGATGATGATGATGGACGGGTCGATGTCTTCCAGCGCTTCTTCTCCCATCCACGCGCGGTATCGCGTTACCATTTATCGCGCCACCTCCATCAGATTCCCACGGATGCCCCTGCCTATTATTTTGTTGACGATAGGCGCAACCGCCGTTGCGACGGTTTTGCCGTCCACGCTGAATGCATTATTGATGGTTGTTGGCGGAAGCCCAGAAACAGCGTTCGCAATTTCGCCCGGGTTTGTTACTTGCACAAAAAGAACGCCGTCGCTATTGCTAAAAATGTTGGGTGCGCTATTGTTTCTTAGGCTTTTCTTGTAATTCTCCATCATTTCTCCAAGCGCATTGAAAATAGACTGCGTTACAAAATCTTCCTGTATCGTTCTACTTTCGATTTCTTTTGCTGCGTCAATGGCGCTTTCGATGGCGGAGAAAACATTGCCGCCCGTTGTTTTTTCTTGCTGTTCGCTCGAAGGTGCGCCGATGTATGTATTCGGCACAAATTTAGGGTGCGCTTCGTTGGCAATAATCGTGTCCATCATATACAGTGGCGGCATGTCTTTTGTTGCTCGATTATTCCACTGCTCCGCTTTTGCGGCTTCACGCTGACGCTGGTTTTCCTCCATGCGCTGTTCCAAAATGTCAACGATGTCGTTCATTTCCTGCGTTTTCATTTTGACGAGCCGATTCCACCGTTGCGCGCGGGCTTTGATGTCGTCGGGCATTAGCCCATCTTCAATCATGTCCGCATAGCCGCTTCGCGCTCGTGCCTGTTCGCGGGCGCGGCGTGCTTGCGCTTGCTCTTTTAGCGTCGGGGCTGTTTTTTCGTGCGCAATATCTTCTTCTCGCTGGTCAGCATCTCCGCGAACGAAGAAATCGGATATCCACGGCTTATCTTTCAGTTCGTAATCAATTTGCTTGAACCCCAACTGTTCGAGAAGCGCATTGATGCCCGGAATTTCTGCTTCCAGCGTCTTGCGCATTTTGTCAATGCCAGCTAATAACGATTTGTTATTTTCCGCCATGTATGCCGCGATTTCGTCCTTTTGCTCAAACGCTTCGAGCGACTTTTGCACGGTTTCCAGCATCGCCTGATACGTCTCATCGTCCGCAAGCGCCAGCCGCGTTTTGGTTTCCGCCATCGCGTTTTCTTCGTCGCGGGCGCGCTGGTAGTCTGCATTTAGCTGCTTGATTTCTTCCGGCGTTAGGTTCAGCAGACGCGAAAGGTACGCATCGTTATCGCGGGAGTATGTAGTAAGCCCTGACAAGATGCCAACGTCAACGCCAGCTGCTTCGGCTTGCTGCAAAGCATCATTGTAGGCGTGTAGCGCATCTGCATTCGTGCCGTACCAACTAAGCACATTTTCCTTGCTGTAATCGGTATCGAGGAGCTTCTTCATTTCCTCCTGCGTGTGCGTTACCATGTAGCCCATGCCAGACGCAACGCCCTTGTAGGCTTCCTGCGCCTTTTTCAGCGTGTCCGCGCGGTACGTCTCCACGTCTTTCAGCGCGGTCTTTAGGTCTTCGAGGGCTTTCTTTTCGTCCTCGACGGCTTCGTTGAATTTTACCTGTTTTTCGGCTTCCGGGTGTGCACGTTTGTACGCTTCCCATTCCGCTGTTGCCCTTGCAAGCGCGGTCAGATTCTCGTTCAACCCCTCGTTCGTTTCTTCGATTTGCTTATTGACATCTTCCAACTCTCCGGCGGCAGCGCTGCTATCGAATGTTTGCAAGCTCATTGCTTCTGTGAGCTTGCTCCACGCCGCAGCTTGCATGTCTCCGAAATCGAAGAGATTTATGGAAGAATCTCCAACCCCGCGAATCGCCCTGTCGACTTCATCATATTGCGATGCAAAAAATTCGTCAAATGTATTGGCAAACGTATAGTTGGCATTTGTTTCAGCCATTGTGCGGACAAAGGACTGATAGGCATTTTCTACTACATCATGATATGCGGCTTTTACTTCTTCAGCGTTAGACCCCACAATTAGCGAGTTTAGATAATCTCTGCGTGCATATAGGGATTCAAGCTGTTTTTCCGTTTCATCAACTGCTGCTTGTGCATCGGTAACGGCGGTATCATGTGCACCATACAGCGACACGCCATTCACGGTATCCACATACTGTTTAATTCTCTCTGTGTTGCCCATAATTGCGTCAGAGGTTAAATCAACGTATTGCGAAAGTCCCGGCATAACGTTTTTAAGGTTTTCGAGGGCTTCCTGCCACGCTTTCGTTGCCTTTACAGCTTCGCCGCTCTCCTGCTCCATGTTGCGCATGGAATTAACGATTGTGAGCGACTGCGCATAGGTCGCCTTTGCGTCGTATATTGCGTCGTCCCGCTCTTGCATGATTTTTTCGGCTGTGGTGTACTGGTATGACTTATCCGACAGCACGTTGTTGAGCAGCGAAATCGCGGGCGTTACAACGCCCAGCAGACCCTTGCCGAACTCCGTCTTAATGCGGTCGAGGTTTGTTTGCAGCTTGCGCATTTCATTCGAGAAGCTGTCCCCGGTTCGCGCAAAGTCGCCCTGAGCGTCCTTCGTGGCTTCCAGAAGATACTGATAGCGCAACGTCGCTTGTTCCGCCTGCGACATCTTATCAAACGCCTTATTCATGCCCTTTTCGAGGGCAAAGGCGTTCAGGTTTGCGACGGACATATTGATGCCCAAAGATTTTACATTTATACCCTCGGTTTCCCGATATTTTGTAGGGGATTAGACTATCTCTTCGCCCTTTCGGGGGGGCGGCTGGCACTTCGCGTCGTGCTAATCTCGACGCTACAATTAGTCGTTACACCTTCCGTCCGTGACGGCTTGGCACGGTATTGTCGTGCTTGCAATTGGCAAGTTTAGAGTTTTACCGTTAGCGCATTTTCATGCACACCGCTTTTGCTTGCGTTCACCAGCAGTTTCAGAATGGATTTCTCCATTAAGCCGCTAAAATCAACGGTTCGGTTTCCCCGGAGATGCCGGAGCGGATTTTCTCAAATGCTGTGTCGTGGTCGAGGTTGTAGAACGACGCCATATCCGCCGCCAGCCCCGCCATATCCGTAGACATTTGGAGAACTTGGTCATCCGCGATGCCCATCGACTTGAGCATAGCGCCCAGCGTGGACGAATACTGTTTCGCCTTGGTTTCCGTGATGCCGTAGGCGTTCAGAGCCTCCTGCGCCCACTTGTTAATGGTGGACGCGGAATCCTCAAACGTCACATCAACAACGTTCTGCGTCTCCGTAAGGTCGGACGCAAGTTCGATTGATTCGCTGATTGAACCTGTGACGCCGTCGATAACGGTATTGACGCCATTCACAAACATATTTCCGAGGAACTGTCCGCTTGCAATTTCGCCGACGATGCCGATGCGTTTTAGAAGCCCAGTGATGCTGTTTTTGGAATCGTCCCCCGAATCCTCTGCGGCTTCCTGCAAGGACTGGATTTGCTGCTGCAAACGCTTGATTTCTTCCGTCGCCTGCGTGGACTGCTGCTGCGCTTGCTGCAATTCCGTCCGAAAACGTCCGCCGTCAAACGTCGGATGAATAGCAAGGCTGTTGAGATCTTGTTGAAACTGCTCCATTTCCTGCCGGATTTTGTTCAGCTCTTGCGTGTATCCGCTTGTATCAATCTTAAAACTTGCGTACAACTCAAATGCTTCCGCCATCTTCTGCACCTCCCCTCGCCATTAGTCCGTTTATAATATCGTCGCAGATTTCCTCTGCTGTTTTTTGCTTTGTTTCGTGCTTCTCTTCGCCGAAAACGTCGCTGTATGACGGGATTTCCAGATTCGCGCCGCCGAACGACGAAATAGCGAGCACCGTCATCCACGCCATATTAGCCATGTAGCAACGTTTTGCTTCCTCCTGCGTTTCGTGCGCCAGAAGCACCCCCAGCGCGTGAACGTTTTGCGGGCGGTACTTGTACAGCACAGGGATTACATGATGCACCCCAGACGAAGCGCAAAGGTAAAAAAAGCAAACAGCGAATCGAGCGTGTCCTTGTCCATCATGGCGGCGGTTTCGGTGAAGTCCATTTCTGCGACTTCCTCCGCCGTCTTTCCGTGCATTGCGCCGAGAATGCCCATCGTTTCCTTGGGGTGCTTGGCGTACAAAATCGGCAGCATCTTCATCAGGATGTCGCGCCCGACAACATCGCCCTTGCTCTTTTCTTCCACGAAGGCTTTCATTTCCTTGCTATTTACCAGCTTGTCGATGTACGGAATGGCGTTCGCCATCTGCTCAAATGCGGTTGCGGTATTCATGCGTTTTCCTCCTCGAAATTTACGAAAGTGCGGCAGGGCGCGAACCCTGCCGCGTGTTATTAGGCGGCGGGGTCGAAGAAAATAACCTCGCAGGGTGCATATCCGTCGGTTTCCAGCCCATCCTGATGCGCGGTAAACTCCACCGGAATAGTGCCCTCGCCCTTGTCCGTCCACGTCAGCGTTGCGCCCGCCGTGTTCAGCGCGTTTTTGATGGCAATCAGCACATAGCCCTTCGAGGTGTCGCCAACCCAGACGAGACTCTCAATATAGTCCGCGTCCTTGATGTCGGTGCGAATCTTGATTGTGTGCTTCTTCTCCGTGTCCGTTACATCGGCAGTGCCAAAAGAACGCTTAAGGTTGGTTGCGTTGATTTCCAGCAGGGTAGTCGTCAGCTTGATAGTCCAACCATCGTTGACGCTGCTGCCTTTCCATTCCTCTCGCTTGCCGTCCGCTTCGATGCTGCGCGTGTTGGGCGTGCAGACGAACGTGCCGCCGCCGCGCGTTGCGCCAATAAGCGCAGAGCCGCTTGTCTTTTCGCGCTCCGTTTTCAGCAGCGCGCCCAGCGTCGCCGCGTCCGTGGCGGTGGAATAGTCAAAATTGGCGAGAAACATCCCGGCATTGAGCTGCAGATTTTCAAAGGTGCTTGCCCGAAGACCAGTCGTCATTTTTTTACCTCCTGTTAGGTGTAGTAAGTCACGATTTCATAGTAAATCCGCCCGTAACAGACGCTTTTGAGCGTCGTGTCCACTTCGAGGCGGAAAAAGTTGCTATTGTTGCGGTATAGCGTGATAAAGCCATCGTCGCAATAAATCGCTGTTCCCTCCGGCGGAATAGCGCGGCGAACCTCGTCAAGGATTGCTGCGCGCTGCAAGTTGACGTTGCTTCCGTTTTCCGCTTGACAGCACAGCGTGCAAATCATTGTAGACTTTCCGAAGGCGTCCCCCTCTTGCACCTGAAACGCGAAATAGGGGAAAGACGCTTCCTCCGGCACCGCGTCCTCGATGTATGCAGGGATGGGCTTGCCCTCGTAGGTGAAGCTGCTCCAAAACTTGTATAGTTTCCGCTGCAAGTCAATCACGCCGTCACCACCTCCGCGTCCGCCTCGCGGAAGTGCATATCGCTCTGCTCCGGCGTTGTCATGTCCCGCGCGTCCGACGTGATGCGGAAGACTTTGCCGTCGGAAATCCGCTTCACGCGGTCGTTCGGAAGCAGTTCCAGCATATCAGAAAAGACGATGGTGAAGAGTTCGCGGATGCCGTTCTGGTATGCAATCCGGGCTTCCGTGCTGCTGTTGCGGATGAATCCGGCGCGGAACGGCGCGCCATCTGCCCATGTGACAACGATGCCGCCCATGCCGTCGGACTCCGTGCGCTTGTCAACGATGCAAGCGTCATCCAGAAAATCACTCCACGCCATCAGTCCACCTCCGTGTACATATGGCGATACGGTCGCAGCTTGTCCGCGAATGCCGCTTGCCACGTTACAACGCCATTGCTGCCAGTCGCCCGCGAATAGCTGTAATGCCCGAACGATTCCGACGTATAAGCCCCCGTCGGGTTTTTCGTCTCGTACTCCGCGCATTCTTTTGCAATTTCGACAAACGGGCGCGGCGGGTAAAGAAACCACAACGTGCCGTCGAAAGTTTCTTCCCCGTCTGCGTCCTCCATTGCGCCAGAAACAAGGCTGTGAACGCCGTCGTTCCGCGCGCTGCCGCTGATGTACACATAGGGCGAACCTACATCAGGAACGATTTTACCGCCCGCGATGCGAATCTCCCCTGCGTACTTGCAGCGCTCAAAAAAGTTGTTACACTCGCGCATTGCCATTTCCAGCGTCACAGCCATGTTTCCACCTCCATCAGGTCGCCGCCGTCACCGTCGCACTGCCGGAGCGAATCACGCGATAGTCGCTGGTGCATTCCGCAACCGTCACCTTCTGCCCGGTAGCAATGACAAGGTCGGACGTGCCGTCCCAGTTGCTCCAAGTCCGCACATTCTGCCCATAGGTCGCAGCAGGCGCGGTCGTGCCAGCCTTCACCTTGTACAAATTGGAGCTGGATTCCTTCGCGGGGCTGACCGTCAGCTTCGTGTTGCCCTTGCCTGTGCCAGCGGCAGAGTAAACCGTCAACTGCCCCGTCGCCGCGTCCGTGATGGTTGCAATCCAGATGCTCTGCGGATTGAAGATAACCGGCATAAACAAGCCGGATGCCCGCGTCCAAAGAACAACAGGGTCATTCTCCACCCACTGCGACACCATGACATAGCGGTGCTGACCGGACTGGTTGACGTTGAGACCCGTGTTCGCGGTGTTGACCGTTTCTTCCGGGGTCTGCCCCCACAAGCCCGCGCCGATGCGCGTCATGGCGCTGCCAGTGCCGATGAACGTCATCTTGTTCTGCGGGAAATAGCGCTTCGTGGTGCGAATCGGTCGCCCGTCCGCGCCGATGCCGCCATCAATGGCGTACTGCAAATCGTTGGTAATAACGCGGTTGATGCCGTACTCCGTGGAGAAGAACGTATTCAGCGCGGCATTGCTTACATACGCGCCCTCGCTCAAAGTGCCGTTGATGCGCTTCTGTACTGCGCTGTTCGCGCGAATCTTGTTGATAACCTTGCGGCTCGTTACGATGGTGTCCAGCGTCGTGCCAGCGTCCAGCGCGGTGTCCACCACGAACTGAATCTGTGCAGGAATGTCCGCGTCCTCGCTGAAGTCGAACGTGAATTCCGTCTGCTCCGGCTTCACGCCGTAGTCGATGGTCAGGTCGAGATTGTTTTCCTTGATAGTCATCTTGCCGGTTGCCAGAACCTCGTTCTTGGCAACCTTGGTGCGCGTCACAACTTGGTCGGCAAGCATGATGCCGTCACGGATAACATAATCATACATGGCGTCGTTCTGCACGCCGGAACGCAGCAGTGCACGCATACGCTCGGACTGGTTAATCTTAACCTTAATCAGTCCCTTTTCGATGCTGTGCGTGTCAACGGGAATACGGGTGGCGATGTTCGTCCGGCTATCGAAGCTGTGGAAGTCAGCCATCACGGGAAGCTGGTACTGGTTGGCAATCTCCTGCCACTTTGCAACAAGGTTTTCGCTGTATTCGTCGGTGAACAGCGCGTCCACCGGGTCGTTCGGGCGGCTGACGTTAAAGCCAACATCCAGCCACTCCTCCTTTGGAATGAGACCGAAAATATTGTTCTCAAAAGACGGAATCTGCATAGTATTCTCCTTTCGTCAGTACGGGCGCACCGTCGCGGCTTCGGCGGCGATGAAGTAGAAGCCCTTTGCCGTCAGCGCGCTCTTGGCGGTGCTATTGATTTCGGCGGGGAGACGGCTCTCGTAAACCGTGCCGCGCGTCACGACGCTGCCGGGCATATCGCCGCTGGTAACGTCCACGTCCTCGTACACGATGCCGACGGCAGTGCCGTCATTCGCTGGGTAAACAGTCCCCATCTTGACGTACTTCGCGCCGTTTTCGGCGGTGGTAGCGTCCGACTGCTTAATCTGCTTGGTTTCGCGGATTGCATCTTCCGCGTTTTCGAGGAAATAACCGGGCTGGTAAACAGTCCCGGTTGCCTTGCTGGTAAAGCTCATTTATTTGCTCCTTCCGGCGCAACTGCGCCATACATATCTTGTGCGTACTTCGCCGCCAGTGCTGCGGCGCGTCCGCTGCCGTGCGTGGCATTGCCGCCGCTCGGCGGGGTTGTGGTAGGTGTACCCTGCTGCTGCTGCGTGGAGAAAAGGTCGCCATACTCGCCCTTGAGCGCGTCAATCAGCTTGTCGCCATCCTTGATTGCGCCCTTGTCGTCGAGTTCGATGCCATCCAGTCCGCGCTTTGCCATCACGAGGTCAGCAAGTTTCTCCTGCATCCCCTTGCTGGTCAGCAGCTTTCTCGCGGCGGTTGTCAGCGTCGCGGTTTTCTTCTCCGTTTCCACCTGCTGCTTGTAGGCGTCGAACGCCTCCTGAATCTTCTGCGCGTCGCCGCCGCTCTTCTTCGCGTCGGCAAGCTGCTGCTTGAGCGTGTCACGCTCCGTTGTCAGCGCTGCAATCTGCTTCGCCTGTTCCGCGTACTTGTCGCGCTCTGCCTTGATGTCGTTGATTGCGTCACTGTGGGCTTCCACAATCGCGTCAATTGCTTCATCAGGCACATTCAGGGCTTTCAGGTTTTTTCGGGTGAGAATGTTCATGATTCAATCTCCTTTGCTTCGGGGCGCGGTGCTTTGCGCCTTTGATTGTTTGCGGAAATGCGGTGCTTTGCTTTCCCGCATATATGCAAACAGCGCACGGCGGTGCTTTGCCATGCGCTGATGTTGCTGTAATTAGTCCATATTCTGCTTGATTACATCCGCCATGATGTCCACAAGGCGTTCCGCGTTTGCGGAATCTGCGAACGTGTCCGTCATGAACGGTCTGCCGGGTGTGTACCCTCCCGGCATGACGCGGAACTCGCCTTTGTCGCCCAGCTTGGGGAAGAAAACGGCGTGTCCAGCGTGTCCATCGTGTACATAATGCGCGTACTCGACGTTTGTGCCGATTGTTACTTCGTTGTTATCGGGGTCGATGTCGGCGGTGATGCTTCTCGCCAGATTGCCAGTGTCGTACACCTGATGCTCATAGCCAGTAACCATCTTCTCGCGTACCATGCCGACGGCTTCTTGTCCGAATGCCAAAAGCCCAATTTCCATTGCGCGTTTCAGCCTTTCGCTGATTTCCGGCGTGTGGTCTACGAACCCGTTCATTCCTTTTCCTTCTTTCGGATGTTGCCGTCTTCGTCCACATACTCGGTGGACAGGATGACTTTCGGCATAATCATGCAGTGGCAATTGATTGTTTCCGCTGCGCTGCCGTTCGGGTCGCCCGGAAAGCGGATGTTGCTGTTCGGGAAGCACTCGCCCTGCTTCGCCATCTTGCCGTGCCGTGCCATATGCGCCTCACGGCTGTTTTGGAATCGGCAAAACCACTTGTTGTAAACCGTTACGCCTTGGTCTGCGGCTTCTTGCGACGCGGCGTAACTCGCTTGACTTTGTGAGCGCGTCCGCTCTGTCTGCGCTACTCTCCGCGCTTGCCACTCGCTCTGTCCTGTGATGTCGCTGATGCGGTTCATCAGTTTCTTCCTGTCCTCGCCCAGCGTGGATGACAGCGCCAGCGCGTTTTGCAGCTTGTGGCGAATTTCGGTGTTCTGCCCCAGATTCTTGTACGCCAGCTTCGTGAATGCTGTTTCGTTCGCGGCGAAAATCGCTTTGATTTCGCGTTTGTTGGGCTGCGCGAACGACACCTTTACACCCGCGCGGTCTGCTTGCGCCTCGATGACGGTTTGCGCTTCGCCTAAGCTATCGGCGTACACGTCGCCCATCGTGTTCCGGATGTCGTCGGTTGCCCGTTTCCCTGCCTTGCAGATTTCCTCCATGATGACTTCTTCCACGCGATATTGGCGGATGAGTTCGCGGACAAAACCCGCTTTCCACCGCTCTACCTTTTCCGGCGTGTCGTAGTACGCGGGCGGCTTTATCTTGCCATCGTCCACTTGCTGCTTTTTCCGCAAGAAGTCTTTCAGGCGCTCCGTGGCGATGTCAAGCGCCTCTTGGTACATCGCCTTTATGCGCATTTGCAGCGCGGCTTCGCGCAAATCGTTGCGCTCCACGTCCGTCACGGCTTTTTCTCCCACAACGAATCGTGTTCGTCAATGTACGCAATTGTCCCTACGATGAAGCCAAACCACAAGAGCCAGCCCGGAACGATAATCACGTTGTTAGCTGCCAAAACTGCCAGAATTACCATCAGAATCAGAAGCATTCTGTTCGTCCCCCTCCGTTTGCTGCATTGCCTGTTGCGCCATCCGCATACCCAAAAGCGATTCTTCCTCCCCACGCTTGATGATGTCGTCGATTTCCTCCGACAGAATCATCGGGTTCAGCTTCAATCGCGTCTCCTTGTCCAAATCGCCCTGCGCTGTGTAGATGTTCTGGATGATTTCGCTCTCGTTTGCGATTGTTTGTCGCTTGAAGCGGATTGTCTCCGTCTCAATTCCCAGAATTCGCAGCAGTTTCTGCACGAAATCAAAGCACTGCCATTCGTAGGCGTTCGCCTTCAAGTCCAGATTCGCCATACTCGCCCGGATTGCAACGTTCGTCAGGCTGCCGCCCGTCAGCTCCGACACATCCAGCGCCATATAATCGCGGTATAGCTGCCGTTCCAGCAGTTCCAGCGCGGTTTGACGCGCGGCATACGGCACTTCAAACGTCTCCGGCGTTACTGTGCTGGATGACGTGCCGTCAGAAATGTTTGCAATTGCTTTTAGTCGGTGAATCTGTTCCAGCATCAGCGCAACCTCGTCGAAGTTGCCCCCGAAGTTGTTCAGCACCCAGTAAACATCATTCGCTTTCTCCAGATTGTTTCCAAAGTCGGAAAGAACGATGTCGTACAGGTCGATTTTGGAGCGAATCGCCAGCGTCAGCTCCGTCTGCTTCTTGTCGTTGGCGTACAGCGGCACAATCGGCAATGCGCTGTAATTCTCCTCGGATACAAGGCGCTCTCCTGTTATGTCCCTCGCGTATGTACGTTTGTAGGCGCGTTTCTCCTGCGCCACCTCCAAATCAGAGGCATTTTCGCGCGTTTTGTAAACCGTCACGCCGTCCGGCTCAAATACACGCGCCATCAGCGGCTTGTCGTCACCAATCTGCCAGAACTGCACGCCAACCATCGGTTCGCCCGTCAGTTCGTCCAGCAGCGCCACAAACCCGCTATTTTTGTCTGTGTACGCTCGCAGAATCTCAACGTGGTCGAGGTTCCAATAGCCCCAGCAAACGCCATGCACCAGCGCATACAGCCCGATTTTTGCAAGCGTCGTGTCGAACCCGATTCCCAGCTTCTCTTTTGTCGCGTCGTCTTCCAGCTCAACGCCGTTACCCAGCAGGTAATTAGCCTGTTGCATCGTAAAGCGGCGGAAAAAGTCGCTATAAATGCGCTGTCCGGGGACTGCTTCGGTTGCTGTCCCCTTCTTTTTGACCTTTTTCCCGTCGGCGGTGGTCTGCTCCGTCTCCGACGTTGTGGCTCGCAGGACAACTTTCGCGGAAACGGTGTCGTTCCGCGCCTCATAGTAGCGTTGCGCGATGCCCGCCTTGTCAAAGTCCTCGCTGTGCTTGTATGCACCAATAACCGCCAGCGTCGCCTTTGCCTTGTCCGGCTCGTTCTGCCAATCTTGCCATGTGATTTTGGTAAACATCTGTATCACCCCCCAACATACAAACTCGCGCCGCTCCTGTCGAGAATCCGGCAGCAGCACGCGGCGCTGTCCGGCGCGTCGTCGTGTTCCGCGTCCTCGGTGTAGTCCATAATCTGCGCGATATATTCCCTGTCTGTGCCTTCCAAAAACACGATATTTCCCCACCACTTTTTGAGGTAAGTGCTGATTTTCAGGTACTTGTTCATTTTCTCCGGGTATGCGCGTACCGCCATATTGCGGCGACGCAATTCCCGCGCCAAATAACCCTTGTCGCCGTTTGTTTCACAGTAAATCGGCGCGCACATTAGGCGCTCCGTCTCCGATTGCAGCGCTTCCATCAGCGTGTCAACGTGCTTGCGCCACAAACGCCCGTACAAATACAGCGTGTCGCCGTCCCTCTTGGCACACGTCAGCGCGGTGTAGTCCTCGCCGCCGTATGCAGCATCAACGTGCGCGATGCCGTCCCGCAGCTTTTCCGCTTCCTGCGTGAACGTCGGCGGCGTATCGAACAGCGCATTTTCGGCGGCGATGTGGCGCAACTCATAGTTCGCGGCAAACAGCGACGGCGACATTGACTTCCGCAGCTCTTCCAGTTTCTCCGGCGCAATTAACCCGGTGGAATAGCAGTCGTGCTTTTCCGGCGGCGCAACCAGCGTGAACGCGTCCTCGATATGCCAGGGCGTGCCGATGAAGACGATTCGCCCGTCGCGGGTGACGATGTTCCGCAGCTCCTGTATAACGCCCTTGGTGCGCTCTCGTTCTGCGCGGCTGATGCGGTCGTTGAGGTTTACAACGTCGTCACATACAATCAAATCCGCGTGCTTGCCCGTCATGGAAGAACCGCAGCCGATGCCGATTAGCTGGTCAGCGCCACGCGGCGAATCGTATACGCTCACCGTCATACAGTTGCCGCCTGATTTCAGCAGCGTCACGTCCTGCTGCATGAGGATTTGCGCCATGTAGCAAAAAGCCTCGTTCGCGAATACCTTTTTCGCTTGCGCGATGCTCTCCACAACGTCGCTGTCGGTTTTCCGCATGAAAATCGCGTTTTTGCCGTGGTTAAGAACGCACCACATTGCAAGCGCCACGGAAAGGCAGGAAGACTTGTAGGACAGACGATGCGCTTGAAGCGTGTAATCGTCCGCTCCGAAGATAATGTGCTGCATCCAGCGTCCGTGAAGTTCGTCCGTTAAATCACGGAATCCGCACATTCTGCCGACTGCGGCTGGATGGTATCGCCAGATGTTCCATACCTCTTCCCGCGTTAGCGTCGTCATTTTACCTCTCCCCGCGTATCTTTCAGCAGCTTGTCGATGTCTGCTTTCGCGTCCTCGGACAACTGCGGCGTTTTGATGTTGACGATGTCACCGGGGTCTTCCCCGATAATCCGCATGATATACTGAAAAGCGGGTAAATTCCCGTCTGCTGCCATTTTGACGGTGCGTTTCACAAGTGCTTCTCGCAACGTCCCGCCATTTTGCAACGGCTCGTCAAGCAGATTGAGCATCAGCTCCTTGACGGTAAAATTTGCTTTGCGCGCCTGCGTTGCTTTTTCGTGCGCTTTCCTCGCGTCGCTCGTCGCCCCGTCCTTCCCGCTCCCGAACCTTTTCCCCTTTTGCAGGTTTGCAAGGCTATTAGGATGAGTTCCTCTCGGCATTCATGTCACCTCTTGGGCGGCCTGCGGATTTCGCCTGTCTGCCGGTTGATGGTGTATGCTACTCGGCGCTGGTATGCGCCAGATGATTTCTTCGCCAAAGCCGAACCGTTCCTTAGCTTTCGCACTGAACCGCTTGCCATGCTTTATTCCCCCTTGCGATTTTTGGTTTCGTGTAGTCGATTGTTTTGTACTTGTCAATAAGGCTGTCGAACGCTTCCTTGTAGAAGTTGAACAGTTCCTTGTTCTCCTCGAAGTCGAACTTCTCCAGGCAAGACGCGCTCCGCAAATTCGCACTCCCCGTCAGCACATAATGATTCCCCTTGTGCGTTTCCATCAGCAGGATTTTCATGTGCGTATTTGTGAACGCCACTTGCAATTTGTTGTCGATGTCCAGCCCCTCATACAAGTACGGAATTAAATCCGTTTTGTAGTGGCTGTAGAAGTAGCCGGACAGCATCAGATTGATTTTCTCTACGTTGCGGAAAAGCAGCAGATTTTTGAAGCTGTCTACGTTGTTTTCCGACAGTGACAACGTTGAACAGTAGATTGTTTTGAGGTCGATGCCGCGATACATCACAAGTGCTTCCGGCAAGTCGCCAAAAATGAAATTGCCGGGGACTATGCAGGTTGTCCGCGTGTTTTTCTCAAGGCTGATTTTGGAGGCAAGGTCGCGGGCATACTGGAAATCTGCATTGTTGTAGATTGCCGACTTTGCCATCTTTGGCTTTATGATGCGCGTCTGCTCGTCCTCGTCTACGATGGAGAAGTCAGCGACGGAGAAGTCTATGTCATCGTCAAGTTCGATTGTGTCGGGGAAATGGATTTCCGGAATGTCGATGTTGAAATCAGGCTCTTGCTTCATGCGCGGGCACCTCGCTTGCTACATGTTTTAGGCATTCTCCGCTTCGCTTTCGTCAAAATCAAACTCGTATTCTCCCTTTTTGATTTTGCGCGGGTCTCCTTTGACAAAAACAAGAACGTTTTGGTGGATGCGCACGACTTTGCGCATATCGCGGAATTGTCCTTCTACTCGAATCGCGGCTGTGCCTATTGGGTCGAGTTTTATCATATCGTTATACAACTTCGCGCCGCAATCTGTAAACGCTTTAATCGTGTCAGACGTGAATCCACGATACATCCCTTTTTTGTCGCGAATGTCGGAAACGACTACGGCACAAAATGCGTTTTCCGAAAGAAGCGATACTGTCTTTGCAATTATTTTCCTGTATGTGTCGATAAAATCATCGTACTTCATCGTTGATAGGTCTTTCGGGTCGTCGCTGTACTTTTCCAAGTCTCCATACGGCGGACACATCAGAAAAAAATCAAACGGTGCTTCTTTTGATAGCATCACGTCAATATTCGCGCTGTCGCCGCAATACCACTTCGGCGCTTGTGCGTAATCTTCACGGATTTTGGGTAAAGACGCTTCATTTTCTGCAATCTGCTCTGTTCGAATATCTACTCCGTGATATTCGTTTCCAAGAATTGCGGAAATTATGCCGCGAACGTTCCCGCCAGCGAACGGGTCAACAATTTTCCCATTGGGAGGGCAGAACCATTTTATCAACACCTCGCAGAGAACCGGGTCAAACTCACTTGTCCCGGAGAGCCTTGCACTCTTTCTTTTTGAAATATTAGCAATCCGGATTAAATCTTCTGTACGCCCTTTCCTGCTATCGCCAATAACGGAATGCCATTGTTTTTTCCGTTTTTGCCATTCGCCACTCCTGCCATCGAGGACAGAAAATGGCGCAACCGTGTATTTGTCAACAAGAGATATGCTGTTTTCGTTTTCTTTCCAGACTTCTTCTTCTGAGAGGGGAACTCCGAAACCGAACTCGCTCATGTCAATATCAACGATTTCAGCCAGCTCTTGGTCAAGCGCCGTAAAGTCCCAACCGCTGTCCATGTTGGTTTTGTTGTGCGCCAGTGTGTACGCCTTGCGCTCTTCCTTCGTCAGGTGGTCGAGGCGGATGCACGGCACTGTTGGGATGCCGAGCTGCTTGCACGCTTCCAGCCGACCGTGACCCTCGACAATCAGGTTTTCCTTGCCCCAGATGCCGATGGGGTCGTCCATGCCGAACCGCTTGATGCTTGCCTTGATTTCGTCGATTTGCTCCTGCGGATGCCGCTTCGCGTTTCTCGCGTATGGTTTCACGCGGTCAATCGGCAGCATACAATCCGTTTCGACGATTTTGATGCCGTTCCAGTCGAGCAATGTTTTTCCCTCCTCTTCGTCCGTGCGTCCCCGCCAACGCAACAAAGCGCACTCGCGCATAAATCCCGCTGCTGAAGAGGCAAGCGCAGCACTTCCATAGTCGCCTCTTCCAACAAAAAAAGACGCTTGCATCACTGCTCACGTCTTTTTTGCTGCTTTTACATTTTACATTATAGCACGAAAATTACTCTCATAACTCTCATTTTTTTATTTCTATATGTTTTTGCCATTTGCCATTGCCTGTAATGCCGCCTATTTCGCGTTCTAACGGCTTGCTTGTTTTTGCTCATAATTATGCCGCCTGATTGCTCCAACGGCTCACAGGCGGCATTCTGTTGCGATTAGGCGGGCTTGATTGCTTCCACCTGCTGCTTGGTGAACAGGTATGCGGTCGTCAGGAAGAACCCGCTATTCTCTTCCTTTGCGTCAACGTTCTTTTCGTCCTTTTTCTGCTTGCGCGTCTTGGGCTTCCAGATGCTCACGGTCAGCGCGGCGTGTTCGCCCTTTTTGACAATGTAACCGTGGTTCTTCCACTCAGCGAATGTGTGAATCGGGAGGCGCATTCCGTGTGAGAAGTAGGCTTCTGCTTCCTCCTGCGTGAAGATTCCCGCTGCGACTGCGGAGTTCGCGATAATCTGCTCGTTCGTCATGGGGCTTTCTCCTCTCTTTTTTGATTACTTAACCTTCGCAACGACTTCGGGTGCAGCTGGCGTATCTTCTTCGCCTTTCTCCCAGCGAACGATGCTGCGCTCGTAGTCGCCATCCATCGTTTCGTCCCCGTACTGCAACTCGTAGCAGTATTTCTTCGTTTCGTAGTACCAGTTGATAGCCAGCTTCTGCGCCATCTTCTCGGTAATGCGGACGCCCTTCTTGATGTTCGCGAACTTCATAACTCTTACCTCTTTCTGTCGGGGGCTTTATTTTTTGTACCGCCCCTTGACATAAATTATTATACCATATTCCCGGCAATATGTCAAGGGGCAAATCACATTTTTTTCGGCGATTTTGCAAACTTTTTTGAGCAACAAAAAAGGCGCACCCCAGCGGATGCGCCACATGCTATTATTTTTTTTTGCTTGTAATTATCTCACGCCCGACGTAGGCGTTCACCGCATCCACAATCAGCTGCGTTGCGGATACCCCCCGGCTCTTGGCTTCTGCGTTAAGTGCTTCGCGGCTTCCAGCTTGCACCTCAATGGTTATCTTCTGCATCCCGATTTTTTTCTTGTACTTTTGCGTTGCGCGGACGGATGCCGCGCCTTGGTAGTATTCTTTCCGCATTGCTACAACCCCTTTCGGAGGTATTGTAGCATAGGATGATTGATTTTGCAAGCCGTTACTTTTCACGCTTCACCTCGACGATGTAGTCCATATCGTTTGCTCTTTCGCAGATTGCGAGCGTTTCTCCGTCCAGCTTTGCAAGGTGGCTGTACACGAAACCATCTTTTTCAAGGCGACCATACTTTTTAAGCTCTCTGTATTCTTCCTTCGTCAGCGTCACTTCCATCTTGCCCTCCTATCCGGAATTACATTATTGTAATCATCCCTGCGATATACATTGCTTCAAAATGTTCTCCTGTGCGGTTGTTTTTGTATATGAAATATCGGCTTGCGGAAAATCTTGATTCTTTCCGCGCGTACTTATCGGCTTCCTCTATGCTGTCAAACTTGGCAATTGTCCTCTCCAAGTATGGGGACATCTCCTGCTTCACGGTGTAGTACAACATATTGTTCCTTTTCTCCCCGTATAGCTGTTAGGTCAGCTGTTTTTAGTGAAACCATGACATTTTATCAATATGATACGTCATTTTATGATAAAGCACTCTCAATTTGTCATACTCGTCTTGACGTAGTGCAGACCGTTCATATTGTACCCTTACTCTTGCCCATGCTTTCAAAAGCTCATCAGAGGCGCTCGACATTATCAACAGCCGTCGATATAACTCAAAATTCCTTAACGTATTGTGCATCATACCTTAGTCCCCTTTCTGGTTTGTGAGGTTTCCTTCCTCTTTCCGTCGCGTTGGTCTATGCTACTCCTGAGTTATCAATTATTTGTTTTCGCGCTTTGCCTTGATAATATCACAAGCAAGGATTTCCAGATAATCGCGGTCCTCTACGGTTATTTTATTGCAAACGAGCAGCGTTTGAATAATCCCCCTTATCATGCCCAAACCTTCTACGGATTCGCACGTTCTGATGATTACTTCAAGTCGGTAGGCAGTTGGATTTTTGAGCGGCTGATACTTTGTTTCCATTTTCTTTCCCTTTCTGTCGGGGGCTTTTATTTTGCACCGCCCCTTAACATAAATTATTATACCATATTCCCTGCAATATGTCAAGGGTGGAAATGCAGTTTTTTCGGCGATTTTGCAAAGAAAATCGCGCACCTTTCGATGCGCGACCGCCTTATTCCGCGCTCTGGATTTTCCGTTCCGCGTTACCAATCACGCGGAAGACGTGCTGCTCGGAATACGCCAGATTATAGCTGATTTCCCGAACGCTCCGCCCCTCAAGATACCGCATTCTCATGCACTGCACTTCCAGCGGACTTTCCAGCGCATCAACCAGCGGCGCAAGTTCTTCGCGCATCCTGCACAACTCGTCCCAGATTGCTTTCTTGCGCTCCAGCGCCTCGACGCGATAGAGCAGCCCTTCCTCCGTGCTGTTCATGCTCCCGCCCCCGCGCGGCGCGTCGCTGATTGTCCGTGTCAGCTTCTGCGCCCGGATTCGCGCCTGCTCCGCTCGCAAGCAAGCCATAGGATACCGCCTGATGAGATACCGCATCCGCTTTAAGTCAACCATTTTCCCCTCCCGCAACCGCCCACGATTATTTTACCCCTTCAAACTCCTTGACGATAGCTGTATACAGCGCAGGGCGAATCTGTCCGCTCATAAGCTCAATGTACAGCATATCTTGTACCTTCTCGATTGCTCCGTTTGCCTCCTTTTCGCCGTTTAGCCGCCTGATTGCGTCCTGCGTCGCCCTGACTTTGTAGGCATCGTGGCGGCTTTTGCATCCACGCGAAACGTTCCCCGCAAGCCGCTTGACGTTCTTTTCCAACTCTTTCTCCAGCCAAAAAGAGTACCGGATGTCGTCGGTGTCCACCATTGTCTCACTCTCCGTCCATGTATCGCATAATTGCGTCAATTGCTTCTTGGCAGCCCTTTGCCACTACGCAGCGGTAACCCTCGGCAGTCAGCATCTTCATGCGCTCTTTCTGCGATGTCGATACCGTCCCGCCCTTCCGCCGCTTCATCTCGATAAAAAGCCCGTGTTCACGTCCGTTGGAGACGGGCAGGAAGATGTCAGGCACTCCTGCACGCGTCCCGGTTCGCTTCATCCTCGCGGCGGTTGCCTTGGCGCGATAACCGCCGTTCGGAATGGCGAACATCCCTTTCAGCCACGGCTTCGTTGCGCTTTGAGCCTCCGCCCAGCGGAAAAGGGCTTCCTGCTCTTCGTCCTCCGTCGGGATTACATCGGCATAAAGAGAACGCCGTGTAGTCCGCACTCTGGATTTGTACATTTTACCCATGCGCCTCCCTGAACATCAATCGTAGTGTAGCGTTTCATCACAGCGTTGCAAACCGGGCAGATTGTCAGCGCGTTCAGCCAATCTTGCCTTTCGACCATGTTGCACCTCCTCTCTGCGCCTTCATGCACATTGCCGCAACTTGCACAGCTTCACAAGCCAGCAGTGTAGCTGCCGCTGCTGTTTTGCTCGCGCACATCCGAAACGCGTCTGCATCGTCCCGTCGATTTGCCAGCCACACGTCATTCGCCTTTTGCCGAACGCGCTGCATTTCTTCGTTTGCTTCCTCGATTTCTTCCCAGATTACGGAGAACGCCTCCGGCATGGAGTTGAACGTTTCTCCATGCTCTTTTTGCGCTCGAAGAAGTTCGGAAAACACAACCGTCACAATCTCATCTTGCAATTCTCTCACAACCATCATCACTCCTTATTGATAAATGCGCAAGCAACACATACCGTAGCCGCCAGCAGACACAACACGCCGATAACCGTCATTGTCATCCCCCTAACCACGCGGCAAGCGTATCCGTTCCGGCGTAAACCAGAATCGAAATGATACAGTTGACGAGCGCCAGCAGAATGTACACATACCACGGGCGCGTTTCCTTCGCCAGCAGGAAGCCCGTCACTCCCAAACCAATCATCGTGCCGAAAAGCACCGCCGCGGGCAGCGTCACCATCTCCATCAGCGTTCCTCCCTTACGTCTCAATCTGCGCCTTTGCTAATTCAATTGCCAGCAAGTACGTCTTTTCGTGCTTTGTCCCTGCGTGGACTGCCTTGACTTTTGAAGCAAAGTCGTCAATTGAGCCGTTGAAGCATCCGCAGGAAACATATATTTTCCCATCTGCACCACGGTAAAAAGTGGTTGTGTCGTTACGGCTTCCGATTGCGCCGATGGTGATGTAATCAGCCGAATCCATCACGCGCGCCTTTCCCGTCACACGCGCCGAATCCATCACCAACGCCTTTCCCGTCACACGCGCCGAACCCGTCACCCACGCCGAACCCATCACGCGCGCCGAATCAGCGACCCATGCTGCGCCTTTCTGAGACAGATTTCTCTCTGCCTCAATCCAGCCGCCCGCCTTCACGTCGTGCTCCGGAATATCAACCAGCGCACGGATTCTGTGCAGCGTTACACCGTCGATCACCTTTTTTTCGTCCGTCAGTTCATACTTTTTCATTTTGTTTTTCCTCCCACGGCATTTCCTGCCGAAACTCGTTTCCCATAAGGTCGCGAAGGCTCTCTTTCATGAATACCTTCATGCCAGTAATCTGTGCGGCTTCGACAATATTTTCAACCCATTCACGCTTTGGAGTAATCTTGCCTTTTCGATTGCCAGTTTCTGCGCCGATGATTACCCATTCGTCTGAGCCGAAAGAACCAAGCCCAACGTCCATGTTCTCTGTTATCGGCTCAATGCTCGTAAACGTGTGAAAATGGTTATCTCCTTGGAACCTTCTGGCATTTTTGTTGTCCAACGTGCTTCCAAACCACCAGTTTTCATGTTTTGGAAGCACGAGCGTATGCGCGTATTCTGTCGTCTGCGGATGTGTCTTCCATCCATGCGTTTCATTCCAGCGCTTTACTCTATAGGCGCTCGCCATTTTGCAAAGTCTGGCTGGATTTTTGGTCAGAAATAAATACCGATGCTGCGGCGCGGCTTCGCACGCCATGAATACTTCCGCAATCCATTCATCTGGCACCCAGTCGCCGAACAGGTCTGCCATACTGCACACAAAGATGGTGCGTGGCTTTTTCCAGCGCTGCGGCTCATCCAGCTTGTAGCGGTAGAAGGTGGGGTCGAACTCAAAGGGATACGGGGCTATTTTGTTATTTCCGTAATTCTTGAGCGGATAATCAAGCTCATGTAAGTCTCCATCTGCGTGTAGGCGTTCGCACTCATATTCACCCCAGCGGTTTGGCAGCTCGTCCTCGTAATACACGCCGCCGAACCGCTCCGCAATCTTTCGCGCATAGCAGTATTCGCAGCTGTGCCGGCAACCAGTTACAGGATTCCATGTGCTGTCTGCCCAATCTATTTTTGTTTTTCTGCTCATGCCTTTTCCTCCCACGGCGTATTCGCCACTTCTTCCGGCGTGGGCTTTCTCACCCAGCAGCGCCACGTCTCGCCGTATGTATAATCGGCGTACCATGTGCGTCCGCCGTCGAAATATATGCGATGGCTTTTATACTCCCAGTACGTTACCATTCGCGCATGTACGCACGGCTCGTCGCCTCCGTTGTTATCTTCAATCCATGCGAGCGTTCCTGCGCTTACCGCAAGCTCTGCAAGGGACAGCACACGGTTTTTGTACTCATTCATCTTCCTTCGTCCTCCTTTGGCGCGTCCGGGTATGGCATCCAGTGCGTGATGCTCACAGGCTTGTAGTCGTATGTTTCGTCCAAAAACTCCTTTGTGTCTGGACAAAAACACAACGATGGATAGTTCCACCCACTTTCTATATCAAATCCGATGACGTGCGTTCTATTTAGCGGCAGCACCTTATCCACGGACACCCATCCCGGCGCTCGTCGATTCCACTTTTGCACAACATCCGAATACTTCTTCCCTCCGACGGCACTCATTTGGCAATGCAAACATAAGCAAATCCATTCTCCAGCGAAATACGGCATCCCCATCAAAATCATCATATTTGGAGCTTGGTATACATCAGGACTTCTTCCACAGAACGGGCACGGTTTCAGCTTATAATCCTGCATTCTTCTTTCTCCTTTCGTCGTTGTTCCACGCTCTCACGGCTGCGGCTCTTGTTTTACCAAGTTCACCGATATAGCCACAGTCCAAGCATCTTACCTCAAAACCGTTACTGCCGAAAAATTTAGTCCACATTTCCACGTACTTGCTTCCGCAATTCGGGCAAGGCTTTGGTTTTACTTGCATTACGCCCATCCCCCCTTAAACTTGTTGATGAAGTACACTTGCCCTTTGCCCGTCACTTTCGGCGTTCGCCGCAGTATTACGCTGCCGTCCGACGTTGTGATAGCCGTTTCCTTTATCTCGAAAAGTCCCATATCCATAGCTCTTTGCGTCGGGCAGTTGTGAAGCTCTCCTTTGCTGCACAAATATCCGTTCACGCGCAGGAGTTTGAACAGCTTCTTTTCGCCGATTTCAACGCCATTCTGCCGCAGCAGCTTCGCCATCTCGTTCACATGGATGCTTGTTTTGCTTGCGCTCACAGCATCCGCGAACAGCGCCTTTGGCTGCATCTCCTTGATTTGCTTGTCGCGCTGCTCAATCTGTCGCTGGGCAACAATCAGGGCTTTCGCCATCAGGTCAGCGTCGCTCATATCTTCCTGCCCTGCGATGTAGCCGCCGCTCTTTCGGATTGATGGGATGACATCGTGCGTAATCCAGCGCTTGAACTCTTTCGCCTCCGGCTTGCGACTGCTGAGGACGAGTGCGTACAGACCGGGTTCGCTGACGACGGTCACATTTGGATTGCCGCGATTTCCGTCGGTTAAAACGACGGTATTCTTTTCGTCGTCGTCCAGACGGGCAACTGCATCCCGTGCGTTCTTGACTTCCAGCGCTCGGCACACATCCGCCGCCACGAACCACGGCTCTTGTTTTCCTTCTTCGACGAATGTCCGAATGTTTCCAAACCGTTTGTTCTCGAAAACGATGATGTTGTACATGGCTTTCCTCCTTTTAGTCCTTTTTTAGGCAAGTATACCGCATATGCGGCTTATCAAACCCCAGATTCACAACTCCCGTTGCGCCGTTTCGATTCTTCCTGATTCGGCACGTCTGCCACGTCAACCCGTTTGCTTGGCAATTGTGGTATATCTGCCATCTGTCGCTATTCGCGTCCTGCGGCTCTTCTGGCTCATGCAGGATTAGAAACACGTTCGCGTCCTGCTCAATCGCGCCGCTGTCTCGCGCTTGCGACATATCCGGCTCGCTTTTTGTCGCTTTGCCGAATCCCTTCTCGCTCTCACGGTTGAACTGCGTCATACAGAGCAGCGGAACGCCTAAATCCATCGCCATCAGCTTTAACTCGCGGCTGATTTGCGTAACTTCCTCCGTGCGGTTTCCGCACTTCTCATCGGCTCTCATGAGTTGGATGTAATCAACTACAATCAGGCTCACCCCCTGCTTGCTTGCTTTCATCTTCGCCGCTGCGTTGCGGATTTGCAAGGGCGTGACCGCTCGCTCCTCGATGCTGATTGGGAGATTCGCGACAGCTTGATAGCACGGCGTTATGCGCTCGAAATCTGACAGCTCCATTTTGCCAGTGGACAGCTTTTGCAAGTCCACCCCGGATTCGTTCGCCAGAAAACGTGCTACAATCTCTGCCGGATTCATCTCCAAGGACACCATCAGCACCCCGCCGCCGTGTTCTGCGACGTATTTCGCCATGCAGATAGCCAACGACGTTTTACCTACGCCCGGACGTGCGCCGATGTAAATGAGCTGTCCCGGCTTGAATCCGCCGAGCCTATTATCAAGGTCTGCGATTCCGGACATTATGCCGTCTTGCTTTCCGATTGAATCCACAAACGCGAACACTGCGTCTTTCATCGTTACGCCGTCATCGACGGCTGCTGATGATTGCGCCGCTGTTGCGCATTCCGCTTGAAGAGATTCCACCGACGCGCCGGGATTGCCCACGTCTTGCAGAATTTTTCTCGCCAGTGCTGCAAGCTCGCGACGTTTCGCGCACTCCGCCAGAATCGCTATATATTGCCGGGACATGACAGGAGAGATACCCATTTTTACGCATTCCATCAAGAGGGCGGTGTTTTGCAAGTCGCATTGTACCTCTGCGTCCAGCGTTACAAGGTCAACGTTCTTTCCTTGCTTTGCAAGTCGCATGATGCCGCGCTGACAGGCTTGCATTTCTTTTAACCCGAAAATGCTGTCCGGCAGTGCTGCAACCTCTTGTGCGACGATTGCATCCTGCATTGCAAGCCCAATCAGGCTCTTTTCCGCGTCCTCGTTAATGTATGCGTCCATAATTAGCTAAATCTCCCCGCTAATTCTTCCAACTTCACTCGTTCCTCTGGATGCTCTAAAGCTCGTTGCTTTGCGTACTTTTTGAATACCGCCCCGAACGTTACCGACGGCGGCTTGTAGTCGTAATCTGCGCTTGATACTACCGGGTATTTCTCTGCATCAATCCGCGCTTGGCGTTCTTCCTCTTGTCGTTCTTTTGCGCGTCCGTTAATTACGCCTTTTAGGTATCGAATATTCGGTTTTCCTGCTTCCCCGGCGATTTTGACGCATTCCAGAACTTCTTCCGTTCCGTTGTCCGCCACAAGCTGGTTGAGCGTCTCCATTGTCGCCGTCGTGTCGGGGAATCCCTGCCGTTTCGCTTCGTCCAGCACCTCGTTTGTGCCTTGCTGGATTTCTGCTGCTTCTTCGTCGCTGATGAAGGATGCAGGGGTACGCACTTCGGGCTTCTTCTTTGTTTCGGGATTGAGCTGTGCCGGTTCAGGCTTCGCCTTTTTCGGGCGACCGCCAGCGCGTCCGGCTTCCGCCCTCTCCTCGCGAATTTTCATCACGCGGTCGAACTCGCGTTTGAGCGAAAGATAGACAAAGATGGCATTCCCTTCCGGCGCTTTGCTTTCCCCGGACGTTGCGTAATTAAGATACGCCTTGATTGCTTTCCCTGCTTCTTCGTCCGTCAGGTAGGAAAAATCTTCTGCCATGATTGTCTGAATCGTCACATACTCAAGCTCCATTTACTTTCTCCCTCCGTTAAAACGGCAAATCCTCGTTGTATACCGGGGTGTACTGCGGCGCTGGCGGTTGCGCTGCTCCGCGTGCTTCCGTCTGCGGTGCATCCTGCTTCGCGCTGTCCAGAAACTCAACGTCCTGCGCAAATACTTCCAGCGTCGCGCGTGTGCTTCCGTCGTTGGCGGTGTATGTGCTGACGCTGACGCTGCCAATCACACACACCTTGCGTCCCTTGGCAAGGTACTTTTGGCACGTTTCCGCTTGTTTGTCCAAAACGGACACGCGGAAGAAGTCTGCTTCCGCCTTTTCACCCGGTTTCGCGCGGCGATTGACAGCAAGCGTGAAGTTGGCGACGCTCTTGCCGCTCTGCGTTGTGCGCAACTCAACGTCCCGCGTTAGATTCCCGATGATAGTCAGCTTGTTCATTGCTTTTCCTCCCCAGTTTGTACAGCTTCGCTATTTTTTCGTCGATTTTTACGGGCTGAATGTGGTACTTTGCATCAAAATCCGCCTGTGCCATCGTGTGGCACTCCGTGTGATGTACCCGGCAAAGCGGTTCACACGTCAGCCCGATATGATTGATTTCCGTACGGTCTGCGCCCATGCCGACGCGCTCCCAGTGGTGCAAGTCTGACGGTCTGCGTCCGCAGACGGCGCACTGCTTGTGCATCACGCAAGCATAGATATACGCGCCGATGTCCTCCGCGTACTCCACAAGCGGCTGTTTTGTCGGAATGTCGTTGATAACGCAGAACTCAACAAGCCAATCAATATAGAGCCGTGCGGTTGTCATATCCACGTCGGACAGGCTGAATGCCTTGATTGCCTCCGCTTGCAGCTTGTCAATCCGCGCTCGCAGAAACTCCGCCTTGAGCATCGTGTTGATGTCGCTCTTGTCGCCCTGCCCGATGTATCCCGTCGCGGCGGCAATCTCGCCAATCAGCGCCCACGCCTTGCGCCGTTGCTCTGGACTAATTGTGCGGCAGTCCTGCCAAAGCACCGTGACGGTATCCGATAGGTTTTCCGCATCGGGGCGGGCAGTCTGGATTGTCAGGCTGCCCGGCTGCTCGATGACTTTGCCGATTGTCGCAATCATGGCTCACTCCACGGCTCGCGTTTGGTTTCTTCGCGTGTCGGCTCTTTTTCCCAGCACCGCCACTTTGTGCCGTAGTCCTCTGTGTAGACGTAAAATGTACCAATGCCGATGTTGTAAGGTATAACGCGCCACGGGTATGCATCCGTTTTCAGCCATGCGCGAATCGGGATGTTGTCTCGCAGTTCCAGCCACACGCGCGCCGTCTTCTTGTTTTGCGCGCTTGCTTCGGCAAACGTCAGAACGCGGTTTCGCTGCTTAGTCGTCATCGTCACTTTCTTCCTCCCTTGGCAGAAATTCTGAATCGCACGTCGGACAACGAAGCCGCGCTACTCTTCTTACCATATCGAGTACAACGTATTTCATTTCATCGTCGCAGTACGGGCATCGCGGCATAAGTTCTTCTTTAGGCATTCTTTTCCCCCTCCCACGGCGTTTCTTTCAGCGCATTTTGCGTTGGCTTAAACGTCCAGCATCGCCAACGGCTTCCGCACGCATCCGCATCCAGTTTAAAAACGCCGTCAGCGCCGAGCAACGAAAACTTAAACAATGTTTTCTCGCCATGTGCTTCCATTCCTTTGACTACGGTGTATCCTTTAATCACGTCTTTATATTCCAGCCACATTATAATTTCTTGTTCCGGGTCACCTCCAAATCCCCAGCAACATACTGTTTTTAACAAATCATCTATCGTCAGAACTTGATTATGCGGTTTGCACCGGTGCACTGCGTCATCATAGGCGTTTTTACACGCCTTGCTAAACGATTCCGTGTCCTCGTTAATTGGCGACATGGAACGGCATTTAGGGCATCTATATGCAGCGTATCCTCCGCCTGTGATGTACCTTTCGGAATCGCACCGCATTTCCGTGCCGCAGTACGGGCATCGCGGCATAAGCTCTTCCTTATACATTCTTTTCTCCCTCCCACGGCGTTTCTGTCCTCTCCTGCTTTGTCGGATTACGCAACCAGCAGCGCCATTTTTCTCCATACTCTTTTGTACTATAAAAATCTGCTTCTTCACATATGATTTGCTCGAATGATAAATACCTATCGCCAATGGTATATCCTTCTTTTATACATCCCGGATAAATTAGAGAATCTTTTCCCCATTCGAGCCAGCAAACGCGATTATACCAGTCCTTGTTTTCGGCTACGATTTCCAGCACCTCTCCAAGCGTCAAAACTCGATTCGGCTCTTCTTTCGGCTTCAACTCACGCAAGGCATTCACCGCCTCT